CTCGAACTAGCCGTACTGGAATAGCCGCTCGAACCAGCCGTACTGGAATAGCCGCTCGAACCAGCCGTACTGTAATTGCCGCTCGAACCAGCCGTACTGTAATAGCCGCTCGAACCAGCCGTACTGGAATAGCCGCTCGAAAAAGGTCCTTTGCCCTTCACCCGATTAAAAACGGCATTCACCGTAGCTTTTACAAGCCCTGCAAAATTTACTTCGCCTTTTACCGTCAGCTCAGTGCAGGCCAACTTACTGTCCTCTACGCTTTTATCCACGCTCCCGCCGCACTCGACCTCAAAAAAGAGCGGGCCATCCTTCAACGGGTAGTAGTGCAGCACATCCAGAGGGTTCTCACAGGCGTGCATACCAGCGTTGCAGCAGTCGGCCTTGTCCTCATGGTAGGTCTTGCCCACCTCGTACTGTTTGCCACGGCACTGCATATTTTTGTCCATGGCCTTGTAGGCGATGATTTTCTCACTCATGCTCATAACCTTCCTTATCAGTGTGTTTCTTCTGTGCAGGCATGGTCAGCGCCTCACTTCTTAGAGCCACAAAAGCTGCCAATGAGCCAGAGCGCGATCCACGCCGCCGTTCCGGCGGACCAGGTGAACGTCCAGTGCATCAATGCGCAGATGGCCCACACGGCGGCACAGGTAACGCCCCACGAGATGCCCAGAAGGACGGCAAGCGCGATGATGATCGCCAGTGCTTCACCCATTGTTCCGTGCCTCCTTTGCGGCGAACTCAGCTGCCTGTGCCGCTGAGTTCGCGCACCACTTGCCCGCCGGGGCGGTCTTGCGGGGGTCTTCCTGGGCTGCTGCAGCTTCGTCCTCTTCCAGCAGCTTGTTCAAATCGGCCAAGAACTGGCCACACATCTTTGCTTTTATATCTTCCTCCGACCGGCCATACGGGCCGCAAAACGGCCCGGACTTGAAAAATGACCTTGAACGGAAGTCCTCTTCTAAGAACTGATACTTGCCGATCAGCTGGAAAACTTTATCGCGCATCGTGGTTTTCATAAAGATCCTCCTTGCATCAATGACGCATAACAATGTTGGACGAATGAACCAGATAGGTCACGCCGTCAATCTTCACTTGCAGCTGGTCGCCCTCGTAATCGTCCCAACTGTTCAATTTCCCCTCGACAATCGTTCCATCAGGCATTTTCAGCTGTGCCCATGAGTAGCTATACGTCAGGTCTACCACCTGCTTATTGCATCCGGCCATCAGCAAAGCGCTTGCCAATACGGACACTACGCCTACAATAACTTTTTTCATGCTTATACTTCCTTAACAAACTTCCCGGAGGTGGTGGTGTTCCTCTGGGCAGCGGCTGCAGCAAACAAACTGGTCTGGCCGTTGGTCTGCTGGATCAGCATCACGGTGTTGGTGCTGGGCTTCCAGCGCTGGATGTACTCCACGGCTTCGTCAAAGCGCTTACGGGGGATGTTGCCCACGCTGTTTACCCGGAACCAGTCCTGCACATCGTGGTTGCACTCGCTGTACACCTTGCTGCGCACGTGGTTGTCGATGTAGGCCGGGGCGTCCTCGCCGCCAAGAGCGCCGATCACCGCCCGGCTGATGCTCTTGCGCAGCACACGCTGCTGGTTGTAGTCCACCGTCATGGTGTTCTCCAACGCCGTGAGCCGCTCTTCCTGTCGCTGGGTGCGGTTGTCAAGCATAAACAGCGCCTGCATCTCCTTGCTGAGCTTGGGCATCATGTAACTGCCGGTCTTGCGCAGGGCGGGCAGCACCTCGCTGGTGACCCACCGCTTGAACCGCACGGCCCCTTCCAGTTTGCTGCCAAAAATCAGGCTGTACAGGCCGGACTCGTTAATGATGACCATTTTCTGGTTGCCGCCGGGGGTCATCAATTCGGTGACCCCTTTGTCCTGCTCGTCAACGTGGTTGGAAACGGCGTTTGCGAGGGACTTGCCTTCGCCGTAGCCCAGCGCCGCCGCCACGTCCTTGCCCACGAACCACGGCTCGCCGTTCTGGTCTACCGTGCGGATGTCCCCAAACTCGGGGCTTGTGAAAATTTGAATGTTTGCCATGTTTTGTCCTTTCTTGTCGTCCACCCCGGTGCCTGTTATAATAGGCAGGGAAGGGGGTGGGATTTTGAATCAGTGGGAATACTGCAACCAGCGTGCAAACGAACTTGAACGTTACAATTACAAAACGCCGGGAGTAAATGTCGCTGACCCGGACGGCTCGGTTTGGAAAAAGCGCCGGGAAATCGACAACGCTCAACTTCAGACCGCAGCCGAATTGCAAAAACTGAGGGATGATTATGTGCAATACAAAATCGAGCAAGCGAAAAACGACCGTTTTAACAGGGTCTACAATTTCGCAATGATGCTAATAGCCATCGTGTCAATGATTATTGCTTTAGTAAAATGACAGCCAAAGCAAGGATCTCAATGCAGAGGGCAAGGATTTGAATTTGGTAATCTTTCACAGCGCCTTGCCTCCTATGACTTGGATTAGCAGCAACACTTGAAACGCTACAATACCTATGTTGACTGACGTGATGATGATGGATGCGATCATGTAGTCAGCCGTGGTCCAGTTGGAAATTCGCTCTTTCCAGCTGGGCTTTTTGTTTTGGTTCACGGCTTTGCCTCCCTTGTCACTTGCGGCTCGTTACCCACTTCAGCAGCATTGCAACGATCCAGATCGCCGTTGATACGCCGAAAGAGAACTGCCAACCGATGAGCATGCAGATAAGCCACCAAAGGCCGGAAATGACGGCCCACGAAAAGCCAAAAGCAACGGCAATGAGCGCAATCGATGCAAGCGCAAGCAAAAAGGTTTCAAAATCAGGCACTTGTATTCTCCTTTCTTTTTCCTTCCTCATCGTAGACCACAAGCTCGTTCAGCGTGACCTTGAAATACTTTGCAAGCTTGAGCAGCTGCGAGATACTGGGGCCGTAAATCGAGCGCTCCCACTTCCCGATTGCGCCGTTACTCAGGCCTGCCGCCGCCTCCAAATCGGTGCGACTCAGCCCGTGCAACTTGCAAAACTGGTCGATTTTTGAAACATTCACTAGCAATTCTCCTTTCCGGGCTTGAAAATCACTAGAAAATATGCTACTATGTAGTTGCGAGGTACACAGCGAATAAAATCTAGCGCCAGCCCGATATAATATTGTCAGGGGCTTTTGGTTTTGTTTGCCCTGTGCTTAGTATTATACTAGCCAAGTGGCTATTTTGCAATAGCCAATCTGCAATATAGTGAACATTTGGCTATTTTCACAAAATAGCGAGGTCTTTTTTATGCGAAATGTGGAGAGGGCTAAAAAAATCGCTACCGAAAAAGGAATCAACGTTTCTTTTGTATGCAGAGAGGTCGGAAAAAGCCGTGGCTATATTTCGCAAATGCTAGTAAGTGGGCGTGACTTCCCAGATGAAATGCTAGCGCCAGTAGCCAATGCGCTAGGCGTCACGGTCGAAGAGCTCACCGGCGAAGAGCAAAAAGAAAAGCTCGCTCCCCAGATGGAGAACGGGCTGGATGCGCACGGGCAGACTATATTAGATAAGTATAATATGCTTGACCCGGCAACGCAGGCCATGTTTGAGAGTATGCTGGATGCTGCTATAGCGTCGCAGGAGAAAAAGAATGGTCACTGAAAAGCAAATCGATGAGGCGATGAAAGCTCTGCTTGAATGGCATGAAAATGAACCTGACCGAGTTGGAATGCCTCCTGATGTATTTAAGTCTAAAGTGAAAGACGCCGAAAAGGTTGTTGATGCTCTTCTTGCAGCAGGTCTTGTTGAGCGTGTAAGAGACACGATTGTTCCAGAGCAAGGAAAGCTTACGGTGTTTTACTGTCTTGCTGTAACCGATAAGGGGAAACTTTATTTTATTGAGCAGCAAAAACAGCAAAGAATCAGCCGCAGGCAATTCTTTCAAAGTGCTGCCATTGCGGTGATCTCTGCTGTTGTGAGTACGTTATTAACGCTTTTAGTGTCTCAAAGAAGTGACGGGTCGAGCACCTCCAGCTCGTAATTCGGGGCATCCAGTGCTTTAACAAAAATGGTTTTGTAAAAGCGCAGCTTTTTTTCATCCACTTTTTCGGTGTCGAGAGCGAAATACCCGCCGTGTCCGTCCTTTACCCTAAAAATGGTTTTGGGGCAAAGTTCGCAGATACTGCCGAGGGTCACGCCTGTATACATGACTTCTGCTCGGAAAAGGTCGTCAAGGTGCTTATGTTCCGGATCCGGTTCCGGCTTTCGACGAAAAAGCGCAAAATCATTGAGCTGAAGGAACTCGTAAGCGAGAATCGCAAACATCGCGATAACAAACACGGCGATGATGAAAAGAAGAACATTACTCGACATTTTGCATTGCCTCCTTTAAGAGTTTATCCACGTCGATGCCAAGGGAAAGTGCAAGCTTGATTTTCTCAAGTATAACACATTCTGTGGTTTCTTTCATCAATTTTGTGCTATTTTCTTGCACTTTATTTTCCTCCTTTGGCAAAGTTCGTTGATAACTTAGTTTTACGGCGGCTGGTTGGCTGCCTATTTTTGTATATGTGAGGTATAAATCATGAAAAGAAGAATATTTCTTGCATTGGGGCTGGCTGCGGCGTTGTCCATCCCTTTTGCCACGACAGCCTTTGCGGCGGAGACTCAATATAAAAAAGGCTCGTACATTGAGTTCTCAGGAATCCCGGATTTCAACTACTACTATACATACCTTGACACATACAAAGGCAACAAGTGGGATTTTAAGTGCTTTTCTGTGGTTTCTGACGATGGGCAGCGATGGTATGCCGCCGTCAGAAACGGCGTGTATGAATATTGCAGAGAAATTTTCGAGAATCAGGCCATTACGCTTAAAGGCGAAGTCCAGATTCCAGCTGATGATGGAACGCCAATCATCTGGATCACCGAAAGAGTTGCGGAAAAATCTGACGGAGAAAAAGAGTATACTTCGATTCAGGATTGCCTGTGGGAGGTCATCTACAGCCACAATGTTGAACCAAATTTCAAGTTGTTCAGCGATCTTTATACAAACACGACCGTCACGCTGGCCGATGACGAGTCTTACCTCATGATCGACACAAATCCGTCAAACATCTCTGGCGGGTCTCTGTCTCAAGATAGTGCACTCAATGAAATCCAGAAGTTCAACAAATTTTTTGGCCTTCCGGACTGGATTTATCAAGAAATGTTGAAGACTCGCGCCATCGATGGGCGTCAACTAGAAGAGTTTGACAAGGTAACGGTCTCTTGGTCTTATCATCCGGATTACGGCCTTGAAGTTATATATCGCAAGAAACAGTAAACTTTTTCACAACCGCATTATACAACCGTTGATTGTATTTCGTCAAGCACATTTAATCGCGCAAAAATGCGCAAAAAATTTAGCATTTGCGCTGAATCGTTGAAATTTACGCTGACTTTTTGCTAAATACGCGCGTTTTGCGCGAACAACGTGCAAAATATGCACGTTGCTATCCGTGGTTGCAAGGTTGTTGCATTTTTTGCAACAGTTCAGCGGCAAGCTCCCCACCGGGTGCGTCTGCTGCAGCCTTGAGCTGCCGGAGATCCCCGGACTTGCGGATCACAAAAAGTCGAGCCCGAGCCTGTCCCTCGGGCGGCATATCCTCATAGCAGGCCAGCGCGGCGCGGATGTGGGTGCAAAACAGCTTCATCTTGTCCATCTTTAGTCCTCCCAAGGTTCAGGTGTTCGGGCCGTGCCGGTCAAAATGGTGGCAGGCATCCCGTCAATGATGGTCATTTTGTTTTCTTTACCGTTTCTTTGCTCGAAATCCATTTTATTTCACCTCTGTTTTTGTTCAATTTGTCCAACTTGTTTTAGATTTTACCATTTTATGGGAAAACTTGAAGGACTTCCGCTCTGTCGAGTGGCATGGGTTTTTCCCATGTCACTTTTTGTTTTTATGGCATGGAAATTTGTGAGGTTATAATTGATGAGCTACTTTACTGCGGAAAAGCTTGGTGTCGCACTGGCGCGGGCCAGAGTCGCGGCAGGCTTGAGCCAAGTCGACATGGCCCGCCGGATCAACAAGGGAAAGGCTACGATCCAGAGCTGGGAGTGCGGAGCGTCCAGCCCACCAGCTGACAAGATAATGGACTGGTTCGAGGCTTGCGGGACTTCTCCGCTCCCCGCCATGCAAGAAATGCTGCACCCAGAACTTTATAAAGAGCCCGTACAGCGCAAATCAGACGAAGAGCTGGATGAGGCGCTTACAGAATACTTTCGCACAGCGCCGCGAATTGTAAAAGAGATGGTGCTGTTTATCCTTTTGGGCCGACATGGCAGCTATCCACCGGCGGTGTTTGCTGAGGTGTGCGCGAATCTGCATACTCCCTTGCAAAACAAGGTATCCGTCTGCGGCCAAATACTGGACAATTACGAGTTCGCCGTGGCTACAGGAACAGACCCGATTCCGTGGGAAGTCCAGCCTCCGGTGAGTCTGCTGCAGTCGGCATACCAGGCGGGAAAAGAGGCCGCGAAGAGCGGCGAGGCCGACTATACCGCAAAGCGAGGTGAAGAGCTTTGAAATGCATTCGCGCCTGCTGCCGTCGGGAAATACCGGATGATGCATCTTTTTGCCCATACTGCGGCAAGAAGCAGCCCGAAGCCGCCCCGCAGCAAAGAAAAAAGCGCCGCCGCCCAAAGGGCAGCGGCAGTGTATATAAGTTGAGCGGGACGAGGTCAAAACCGTATGTGGCCCTGACAGCCAAGCGAGACGTTCTGGGGACGTTTGCAACGCCGGGCGAAGCAGTACAAGCGCTGGACGCTTACAACGCCCAGAACACCCCCGCAGCGCGTCTGAAATGCACTTTTGCGGATGCCTACGCCCAATGGAAAGCGCAGCCCAAATTTGACAAGCTCAGCACTGACATGAAAAAGGGTTATGAGCTGGCCTATGCAAAGGCTGCGCCGCTGTATGACCGACAGCTCCGGGACTTAAAATCCGCAGACTATCAACAGGTGATTGACCAGATGGTGGAAAAGGGCCTCTCCCGCAGCTCCTGCGAAAAGCAGCGCACACTTTTCAGCCAGATCTGCGAGTGGGCGATGGCTCAGGACATCATAAACAAAAACTATGCCATGCTCTTGCAGCTCCCAGCGGCTACAGGCAAGGCAGAGCGCACCTTGACCGCTCAAGAGATAGAGCAAATAAGCAGCCGACAAGACGACCCGAAGCTTGGGCAGACAGCGCAAATCGCAATGGTGCTGCTCTACACCGGTATGCGTATCGATGAGCTGCTCTCCATGCGCTGCGACGATGTGCATCTAAAAGAGCGGTATATGCAGGGCGGCGAAAAGACCGAGGCGGGCAAAAACCGCATTATCCCTATTTTGGACCCCATTTATAAAATTATTGCCTTTTGGATGCTTGACAGCGGCTGTGAGTGGCTGATACCGTCCAAAGCCGGTACAAAGCTGGACAAGCGCAACGTGGCTACAAAGTTTCGAACCTTGATGCAGGAGTGCCATATAGAGGGAGTGCATCCGCATACGCTGCGCCACACGGCCAGCAGCAAGATGGTGGAGTGCGGCCTGGAAAAGACCGCCGTGCAGGCCATCTTGGGCCACAAAAATTTCTCCACCACAGCCAACAAGTACGTCTCCCACAATGACCCGGATTATCTGTTGCAGGAAATGCAAAAGATGAAGTATTGATTTGTTAGATTGTTTGTTAGATTGTCATGTTCATTCAGGAGGTTTTAAGGCATTTTAAGCAAAAAGAAAAACGCACGGACGATTCGTTTTAATCGTTCGTGCGTTTATTTTTGGAGCTGGTGACAGGAGTTGAACCTGCAACCCACTGATTACAAATCAGTTTTATTTTACCATTTATCGATAAAAACTCAAAGTTTGTTAGTCTCGTGTTAGCTTATCAAACTTAAAAATTCAACTTTTCAAGTTTTGGCTGTATGTAAAAATAACACATTTTGTGTCGTTTTACAATGCGGTTATCTTCCGCATGACCAACTCATACTCTTTCGGGTATGCAAGCTTTATGGCGCTCATGTGCTCATCAAGCACTTCCATCAAGCCTCCAAAGGGCGCGGCGCTGGCAGCTTCCACGAACTCGCTTTGCGGATTTGCTTTTGTGGAGTATGCCGCCGGGTACGACGCGGGAGGCAGCGCTTGAGTCTGCATTTCTGCCGGCGCCTGCTTTTCTTCCAGCTCATTCCTCACGGTGCAGAGGGCGGCAAGTTTTTCCACGCTCTGCCAGTCCGTCGATCCGCATTTCAGCTTGTGGATATGGGTGTTGATCTCGTCGATGTCCATACTTGCCGCCCTCCTCCCTTATGCGTTGCGCAGAATGTCCGCCGCGCGTTTGTAAGCGTCTCGCTCTGCGCCGGTGGCGTCCTGCATCATGTCCTCAATGTCAGAGATCATGCGATCACGGCCATCCGTGCGGGAGTAGTGTCCGCGCACATAGTGACGGCCACGGTTGGCGTAGCTGTTGCCCCGGTTGTAACCGTTCCCGGCGTCGCGGTTGAAGGATCCGCGCATGTCGGCTTCCCACTCGCCTGTACGGCTGTACTCGCCGCCCTCGCAGTAATCCTCGATGCGGTGAATGTCCAAAATGATGTCCACGATCTCGCCGATCATCTCAACATCGCCCGGAGAGCGATTCTTTTTGTCGGTCAGCTCCATGAGCTCGTCGCACATCTCATCCTTCAGGTGATTCAGTTTATCCAGCATGATTTTATCTCCTTTCTTATGCTACCCGCTCGACGATGAGATTGCTGTTTGCAATGTCGATCGCCTGCGTGCTGGTGTTCTCGACTGCCACGGTCACGCAGCAGCCGCGCGGAACCTCGATAAAGGCGGCGGCGAACACATTAAAGTAGTCCCCTGCTGCCGCCGGGGTAACAATGGCCGTTGCGCTGTTCAGCGGCTCGCCAGCGATTGCCAGCGCTACAGAGATAGCCCCGGCAGTGCCGCCGGTAGGTACCGCGATGTTTCCGCCAAAGCTCACCTTGAAGCGGGCTTTGCACTGGTTTGTCAGGCCGCGCAGGGTCACGATACCCGCGCCCTCACGATGGACGATGCAGGCCGGGCCTTTTACGGCAGTCTCTGTCAAGGGAAGGTTTTCCCCGGCGGATACCGTCACGATATTGGGATTCGTAAATTCAGCCATTTTATCGGCTCCTTTCATAAATAAAAGCGCCGGGACTTCTGCCCCGGCGCTCTGGTTTGCAAAATCAGCTCAGGGGCTGAACAGGCTACAAATTGTAGTCAGTTGCCGTTATTTGGTTATGCGCAGCCGTTACAGCCGCATCCGGTGCCACAATTACCGTACTGGTACGGCGCAGGAACCGGGAAGGCAGGAACGGGACGCGGGTTGTAGTAGGCCAGCTGACCGCTCATGTATGCCTTGAGGGTCTCGTTCTGCGCCGCCTGGGAAGCTGCAAGCTGAGCCGCAAAGAGCTGCTGGCTCTGCTCCGCGATCTTGGCGTCCTTTGCCTCGATGCGCTGAGCTGTGAGAGCGTCCAGGATAGCCCGGGCGTTCTGGTTCTGGTTGTCTACGATGTCCCGGGTCGCGTTCTGCACGGTGTTCCGGGTCTCGCAGGACTGGGTAGCCAGATTGTAGTTGACGCCCTGGATAGCAGACCGGGTCTCACAGCAGCAGTTCTGCTGCTGCATCTGCATCGCAAAGAGCTGCTGCATGAATGCCGCCTGCTGATTTGCACGGCTGATCTCGGCGGACATAAAGCCGTTGCCCATGTTCTGCTGGACGCCGTTGATGAGCTGTGCCTGCTGGTAGAAGCCGTCACACATACCGTTATTTACGCCATCGATCTTGCGTTCGATATTGGCGAAGTCGCTGGTCAGGATGTAGCCATCTACGACGCCGGCGCCGGCACCGGCGCGATTGCCGCCCCAGTTACCGCCCCAGCCACAGAAGATAAAAAGGAAGAGCACGATGATCCACCACGAACCATCGCCGCCAAAGCCAAAGCCGTTGCCGTTGTTGGTATTGGCGGGCTGCACCGGCATAGTCAAGCCGATGTTGTCAGAAGAAAGAGACATTTTGTACTCCTTTCGAAATTTTTGGTAAAAAGTGTATCTCGACCGTGGCCACGGTTACGACTTAGTGTAAAAACTGCTGGAACTGCTGAGCCATTGCCTGAAGCTGGTTGAGCTGGTCTTGGCTCATCCGCCCGGATTGCAGGAGCTTTTGCACCTCCTGCTTTGGATCGCCCTGAAAATTAGCCTTGAACTGCTGGAACTGCTGCATCATCTGGCCGAACTGGCCCATAGGGCCGGCCGTGGAGGATGCTTTGCCGCCGCCCAGTGCATTAAAAAGAGGATTTGCCATGATCACTTGACCTCCGTTTCGGTTTTTGTGGGCTCCTGCTTTTCCAGCGCTGCACAGCGGGCTGCCAGGGCGTCAAACTCTGCCCTGGTGACAAACTCCCCGCCGGGCTGTTGGACGGCCTGAGCGGGCATCTTAGCTGCCGTGGTGCGCTCCTTGTAATCAAAGGCCCTGAGCGGCAGCGGCATTCCGCTTGCGTCCGTGCTCTTGATGTAAAAGGCGCTGTTCTCGCTGTCCATCAAGAGTACGCTGTTCCCGGCGGCTACCATGTAGGCTTTTGCGCCCTCTTCGCCCTGCACCCAGATGATCGGAGGCGTAGATGGGGAGCTTTGCCCTGTCGGTTGGCTCATCATGGGCGGCTGATACCCGGCATTCTGCCGCAGCTGCGTGAGCTGGTCAGGCATAGGCTGCCCGTAGTAGTTTGGCATTTGATAGCCATATGGATTGTACGGCATCGTTTAGTCCTCCTTGTACCAGTAATAGATCGGGCATTCTGCGCCGCTGTCCCAGCTGTCCAGCCAGTCACCGTTGACCACGGCCAGAACATGGCCGGAACACCCCAGCACATACACGCCGTGCGGGTACTCCCGGGCAAAATCTGCCACGGTGTAACAGGTGGCGCAGTCCGCCTCCACCATGCGGCGCTTGAATCCGTGCTTTTGGAGGTATGCGCCCCATGTGCGGTTGGCGCTGGGCATATCGCCGAGAGCAAAGCCGGTCAGCGCCAATCCAATGTAGGCCTGCTCCCAGCTCTGCCCAGTGGCTGCTGCTACCGCGCGCACGGAGCAATCACCCACGCTGCCCCCGTGGGGGTTGGGGCTGAACTTGTTCCACATTGGCGCTTGCCTCCTTTGCGCCCAGTGTAGCAGAGCCGCCCGGCGGGAGAGACAACGAAGGTACAACGAAGGACAAAAAAAGATAGCATAAATAATTTATTTTCTCAAATTTACTGTTGACAAAATAAATTATTTATGCTATAATAAGAGTGTCAAGAGGAACACCCAAACAAAACGGAGGAACGAACGATGAAAGCTTACAACCTGCACGAGATCATGAGCAATGCCTGGGCAATGTACCGCAAGTGGGTCGCACCTTACAAGTACAATCACAGCCGTATCCCCAGCTGCTACACTTTTGCAAGTGCTCTCAAGCAGGCTTGGGCCGCTGCAAAGACCGCTGCCAAAAAGGTCGCAGCCGGCATCGTTCGCATGCACTACAGCCAGTACAAGGCCGAGTACAGCAAGTGCCAGACCGTCGAGGGCAGCTACGACAAGGCCACCAAGACCATCGAGGTCATGACCAAGGCTATCCGCACCTTTGAGCGTCCCGCATATACCGCAGCTCGTACCTCTCGCCGCCCCAGCGTGACCGCCATCCGCGGCCTCTGCCCCCGTTGCCACACCTACTGCTATGGTGACTGCATGGCATAATCCACACACTCAACTATAAGGAGGACAACAACAATGGCTAAGTTTTATGATGGCAGCAAGCTCCTGAGTATTAAAATGACCCACACCCGCACCGGCATCGACTTCGAAAACGACTTCTTCGAGGTCGGCGGCCTCGAGTACAACGCCGATCTGGGCGCTTACAAGGTCGAGGACGTCGAGTATCTGGCCGACTACGCCAAGAGCTACGCCGACGGCACCAACGGCGACATCGACTACACCGTCGATGAGGACGGCAATGTCGTGGTCCCCGACTGCACCGTCGATTATGACATCGAGGTGATGTGATGTTGTACTCATGGGCGCTCATTGACCCGGACGGCAAGCGTCACGAGGTCGATGATCTGGCAAAGTGGAGCCAGGACAATGTAAAATTGTTTTTCCCGGATGCCGCACCGGACAACGCCGCAGCCCGGATCGCCGAAGGCGTCCAGATGCTGTGGTACGCGCTCAAGCACCCGGAAAGGCCTCACGGGCTGCACACTTATAAAGGGTGGACGCTTGCAGAGCCTCCGCAGCCCAAGGCACCAAAGGCTAAAGATCCCAAAAAGCCGCTTGCCGACCGGTTAATAGGCAAAACTTTTGGCGATCTCTCCATCGTCGGCACGGCACCGGCGAAGATCATGCCCAACGGATATAAATGCACAATGGTCGTCGTGCATTGCGCTCTTTGCGGCAATGACAGGATCATGTCCTACAACTCCTTAAAAATATCAAGGAGCTGCGGCTGCCAGCGAGGACGGCGCAGGAAAGACGGACTCGCCCCGCAGCCCGTCACGCCCTCCAGACAGCCTCCCTATGATCAGGCGCCTGCCGACCATAAAGGCAAATCACTAAAAAAGATCTGCGCTATCTGCGGCAAGCCTTTTTATGCCTCTCCCAGTGACGTAAACCAGCAATGCTGCTCAAAAAAATGCAGCGCTGCCCTACGGGTAAAAAATGGTCATATCAACAACGCTGCATGGTCGGATGAGGCAAAGGCCCGCCGGGCAGCAGACCCGGAGATCCAGGCACGTATGCAGACATTGCAATCCATAGGCACTTCGGCGGCTCTAGAGTTGCCCGCAGGTCAAAAAGGGCCGCAAAATCGTGAGGCTCTTGTCTGGCAACTGATCGACCCGGACGGCAACACCCACAAGGCGGTCAATCTGCTGGACTGGGCGCGTAAAAATCATCTGCTGTTTTTTGACGAGGACGTCCCGGAGGACGTCGCCGCAAAAAGGATTGCAGCAGGATTCAGGGCGATCGCCACGTCGATCCGTGGGACTCGCTTAAAATCACGCCCGGCAGCGAGCTACAAGGGATGGATGTTGGCCGGGCTTCCCACGCCCAAAACGACAGATGACGATAACTTTGACAATGTGGAGGATACCATGCGCAAAATAATCAACGGCTCTCGCTACAGCACCGATACCGCAAAAAAGATCGCCCACTGGGAGTCCGACCAGGACTACACCAGCTTTACCCACTGCGAGGAGACGCTTTACCGCACCAAGGCAGGCAAGTGGTTTATCCACGGCACCGGCAACGCGGCCACTGTGTACGCCGTCCGCCGCGGCGACGGATGGACGGCCCCCGGCGAGCAGATCGTGCCGCTCTCCGAAGAGGTCGCGCGAATCTGGGTGCTCGAGCACCTTGGCGAGGAACAGTGCGACGCCATCTTTGGCACCGGAAGTGAGGACACAAAGGATGTGCAGGCTACGGTCTACATCCCGGGTCCGCTCGCCGAAAAGATGGCAGCTCGGATAGATGCAGAGCAGTGCAACCGAAATGAGCTTATCCTGCAGGCGCTGCGGGAATATCTCAAGTAAACAAAAAAATCCCCCGATGCTCCAAACGGAACACCGGGGTTTTTTGTTTGTATGCAGAATCAGCTCTAAAATGTGACCCTACTTACACTTAGACCGATATGAGTATATCACAAATTCAGCATTTTATCAATGCCTTTCAGCCGGTAGCCTATCGCTGTCCGGCTGTAATGTGTCTGCGCTGCAATCTCCGGCAGCGGGAGCCGCTCAACGTACCGCAGTAAGGCTATCTTACGGTCTACCCTCCCAAGCGGTGCGCTTTTGATCGCGGCGGTCATCCGCTGTCTGTCAAGTCCTCGCAGCGCAGCGGGCAGCACTACGCGAGCCGCCGCCACAGGCAGCACCGAGCCAAAAAGGCTGCGGCAGCTGTCCGGCGTTGCGCACCATAGTGCCAAGCGCGGCAAACCGGTGACAAAACGTCACCAGTTTGTTGACGTTACCAAAATCGCAATGAGTTCGACTTTTAACAGCTAAAAAGTTGAACTCATTTGCTAAAATGGCCGTTTTGGGCCACTTTTGGGAATATGTAGTGCTGCTCATAGTCTTACTCCTTACTCAGTGCCGCCTTCATGCGGTCAAAGAAAAACTGGATCACCCGCCCGATGGTCTCATCGGTGATGGCCCAGCTGATGAGCTTGCCGTATTTGCTGGCGCTCAGAGCGGCCCGGAGCATCTTGACGACCCACGCCTTGCGCTCTGCGCCGCGCTTTGTCCCCTGGATCTCCTGCTCAGCCCTCTCGATGAGGTCAAGCACCAGAGGCTTCACGGCGGCGCCGTAGCCCAGCCGGATGCAGCCAAGGGCGTAGAAAATAAAGCCGCCCAGCATCAGCACTGCCGCCACCGGGGCAGGGATAAGGTCAAAAAGCTTAGTTGCCAGTGCTTCCATGATTGGTCACTCCTTTTAACAGATAGTTGTCGATGTCGGCGCGGCTCTTCTGCATCCCCTCGCGATTGTTGCCGGACAGCTGCGCGTCCAGCAGATTGCGCACCCCGTCGAGGGTCAGACGGCTCACCTCGTCGATTTCTTCAAAGCGGCGCAGGTCACGGGCAAGGGCTTGTGTGTGCTGAAGCTGGCCCTGCTCCAAGGTGCCGATGCGCTTGTCCAGCTCATCCAGCCGCTTGTTCTGCGCGTTGTCCGGCTCCTGCGCCTTTTTGATGTACTTGTGGATAATTTCCAGCACCTTGTCGATGGTGATGGCTGCAGCGCACAGGCTGCCCAGGATGCCCAGTACCCACAGCAAAGCTTCTTTTTCGCTCATGCGCCCTCCCGGAGACGGGTCAGACCCTTCTTGCGGATGATTTTGGGATAGTTGATCTCTGTCACGTTGAGGTCTGCGTTGCCCGTGATGCCCGGAACGCTGCCCTTGCTGGTGTGCTGGTGGGCGTTGTAGGCAAAATCGACCTTGGGGGTCTTGCCGGTATAGTCCGCCAGCCAGACGTCATAAGGCTTGAGGGCCGCACCGCCCACATAGAGACGCGCCTTTGCGAAGCTGGTGTAGGTGTACAGCTGGGCGTAAAAGCCCATCTGCTCTACCTCATGCAGAGCATAGGCGGTCAGGTCAGTCAGGCTCTGCTTGTCCAGATTGCCCAGCCGGTTGTCCTCCACGTCCACCGCCACAGGCAGGGTCAGCTCCTTGCCCCGCAGCGCCTGCCGCAGCAGGGCGAGCTCTGCATCAGCCATGGCCTCGCTGGTAGCGTAGGTGTAGTAGTACACGCCCACGTCCAGCCCGGCAGCCCGGGCGTTGCGGTAGTTGGTCTCAAAGGTCGGGTCGATGTACAGGCCGTCTGCCCGCTTGGAGAGCTTGCGGTTGGTGCTCACGGTCTTGAGCATTGCCCCCTTGTAGCCCGCCGCAGCCACCTGCGCCCAGTCGATAAGGCCCTGATACCGGCTCACGTCCACAAAGCGATAGGGCGGCGCACCGGTCCAGCCGGTCACAGCCTCTGCCCCGGGGGGTTCGGGAGGCTCCGGTGCGGGCTTTGCCTCTTCGGCATCCTGCTTGTCCCCGGGGCCAAAGATGGCCCGCACCAGCTTTTCCAGAAGTTGCAGCAGCTTACCCATCGTAGTCCTCCCCCGTGATCTCCTTATACCGCTCTGCGTCGATCTCGCCGTCGGTCACCCGCCTCGCCAGCTCGGCTTTGACTCTGGGGCGGCGGCTTGCGGGCATCTCTGCCCAGGTCTTGGTACCGGCAATCAATCTGTTTGCCCAGATTTTGTCCATTTTGATGTCCTCCTTACTTGTTGACGGCGGCATCCAGCTCGCACAGCGAGTCTTCGATGGTCGCCATCCGCTCTTCCGATGCCATGTCCTGCTCACACAGGGCGTCCTCAATGGCGGCCACCTGCTCCGGGAGCTTCCGCAGCTTCTCTTTTTCGGCCTGCTTCTTATGCTGCTCCTTCAGGCTCTGCTTGTTGTAGTATACGCTCATCCGATAACACCTCCGATCATGGTGATATTGCCGCCGACGCCGGAAGCTCCTCGGGCAATCGTCACCTTGTAGTTGAATGCAAAGCCCCGGGCGGCGGTCTTGTTGGTAAAGACGTGGTGTACAAAAGCCCGGCTCTCGCCGCGCTGGATGTCGGTACAGTTCTCCCACACGGGGCTGTCGTCTAAGGCGTTGTTGGTCATTTCCACGCTGAGGCTCAGGTCTGTCGGCAGGGTGCCTTCCAGCGTCATGGAGGCTACCGTAATGGTGTCGTCTGCCGTCAGCGGCTGGGCCAGCGAGAGGACGGCACGGGTCACGTTTTTGGTAAAGGTAGCGGTCCACTCTGTCGTGGTCTTTCCGTCGTCCGCTTCCAACACCAATTTGTTCTCCCCGTTGAGGACCTGCTGGAACAGCGCCTTCTCGCTCAGGCGCTGTACCGTGAGTTCGGTGCCGGAGGCCACGTTTTCGCGGACGGCCATCTCCACACCGTTCACCTTTTCGACGATGCGCATGGGGTCTCCGTCGCCGTCGGTCACGGTGTAGGACAGAGTAAACGGCTCGTTCTTCTCGCCCAGTGCCACGCCGCTCTCGCCCACATCGGAAGTGATTTCCGGCGGCTGGTTTTCCGTAGGGAAGCCGTCTTTGTCGATGTACAGCGTCTCCGGCAGGGTGAAACAGGGAAGATAGCCGATATTATAATTGTAAGCCTGTTCAAGATTGAAACTAGCCCCACTTGCGCTACTTACGTACATACCATTGGCAAAGTAATATATACTATCGCCGTCGCTATCGGTACGGTGGTCCGTATAGGTTGGTCCAGGGCTTCTTGTCCAAAAGGCACCATAAGAGCGTATGGCTGCTAATCGAGTACGTGCCGCAGTAGAAAGAGTCGTACCGTCCGAATAGTTATAACTCCCAAAGCGCGATACCCCCAATTCCACTGACGAGATTGCAAAAAAGCTAAAGCCAGCACTGGTCACATCCATATTATAACTAGGACTGCTGTTGCCAAGAGGATTATGCAAGCTGTTAACATGGATTTTCGTACTCCCAATCCAGCTTTTCACAGTCGTTGTGAAGTTGGCCAAATAAGTATTCCTATAATATGAACACTCCAAACAGCTGGGCCAATAAGAAGCGTCGGACCTACTATTTCCTGTTCGTGTGCCTTTCGTCGCCGGACTCTCCCGGCAAAACATCGTCCGCCCTTTGCCGTTCAGGCTGGACTCATAGTTGTGGGCCAGCACGTAAAACTTGACTTTTGTGCTGCCTTCCATCAGGTATACAAAGCCGTCACCAACGGCTAAGTCTTTGATCTGCATATTTCTGATCCTCCTTCCCCTTAAAAATCAATGCGGCTCATCGCCTTGTTCCACACTCCATCCAGTGCCACGCCATCCAGCGTATCAAATGCCGAGACGAAACTGATACCGTTTAGATCTGTGCCATGCACCATCTCCAACAGTTTGATGCGCACGCCGGTGGCCGCAGCGTCCGCAGCAGCGCCGGAGATGGTGAGGGTCTTGTCGGTCTCGATTTTGATAGCGTTGATGCGGTCGCCGGTGGCTTTGGCGTCTGCGGGTGCGCCCGAGATGGTGAGGGTGGGGTCGGTGGTGACGCGGCCCTCGGTCTCCTTGGCAGCCGCCTCTGCCCGCTTGGCAGACTCCGCAGCGGCAGCTTTGGAGCTTTCAGCGGCCTCGGCCTGCTGCGTGGCAGTCTCGGCCTGCTGCGTGGCAATGCCTGCCTGCTGTTCCGCAGCCTGAGCAGAGGCGGCGGCGGCTTCCTTGGCCTCGGCGGCAGCTCCGGCGCTGGCTGCGGCCTCGTCTGCCTTTTGGGTAGCGGTGGAGGCAAAGCCCTCCACATACTCAAGGCTTTCAGCCATGGCCTCCCGCACCTCGACGCCCCGCTTTGCCTTGCGGATGTCGTTGATGTTTTCTTCGAAAGTTTTGTTCACAGGCTCTTTACCTCCGTAGGCTCGTCATAGATGACGTCCTCATCAAAATAAAAATCGTCCCACAGCCAATCTGCGCCCGCGTAGGCGGTGGCATTGTACTTGTAGGGATTGCAGGTGCCGGTGATGGAAAATGTGCCGGTATGCCGGTCTCTGCTCTGGGGCGACACTGTCCACAGGCCCACCCAGAAGTTGGCCGGGTCTTCGTCCAGCACGCAGCGCAGCCACTGCCCCTGCAAGGCGTTTTCGAGGACGCTCTGCACCTTGCGGCGCTCATCCGGCGGAGCCTTACATTTGAGGTCAAGCCGGATGGTGCGCTGAAGGTAGTGTACTTTGCCGTCCACGGCCCGGGTGAGGTCGAGCAGAAAATCGCCGCCCGGCACTTGCACAAGCTTTTTGTCCGGCTCAGCCCCGGAGATGAGCGGGCTGCCAACCAACAGGTAAAGGCCGAGGTCGTCCAAGGTGTGCAGAGAGCCGATTTTTGCCCCCATGAGCTTGCCCATAAAAATCACGCTCCTTTACATAAAGCCCTGCAGCGCCTCCGGGCGGCAGGCAGTATCATCCTGCACCCATGCGCCTGCCGCCGTCTGTCGGTATCCGCTGCCAAAGGTCACGCCGCTTTCGGACGCCTTGACGTCCCGCCGCTGGGCCAGAGCGCCGGGGAAGAGGATGGAGTAGGTCTTGCCGTTCACCGGCAGCACCGCAAAGGCTCGGCCCCTGCCCCCGGCAGCAGCCCACGCCGCGGCGTCTCCGTCGTAGGTGAGCAGCACCGCCGCATAGCCGGAGAGGTCTGTGCTCGTGGTCTGGGCCGCAAAGGTGGAGCCCGACCAGCTTTGCAGCTTGGTGCCGTTTTTCACGCCGGAGAATGTCAGGCCGTCCGTCCCGAAGTGGATGTTGGCCGTGATGCTGGCGTGGCCAACGGTCATGCCGGAGGCGGGTGTGTAGTCGATAAAGTCGCTGGCCGTCTTGCCCGCCTGTGTGGTGTCCACCTGCGTGGCGCTGGCGTAGCGGCTGGTGGATGCCGTCTTTTCGGAGAGCTCGTTGGTCACGCCAAGATTTGCCACGGCCCGGTCAGTGAGGGTGCGCCGGGTCATGCCAAAGGTGTACTCCTTCTTCTCCGGGTGGTCGAGCGGCTCCACAAGCTTGGTGCAGAGCATGATAACGTCGATGCTGTGGGGCTTGCTGATGATATGGGCAAAGCTGGCAAAGGTCAGCCGCTCGGTATCATAGCCCGCGTCCACAAGGTCAACGGCCTTGACCTCATAGCTCATGGTCATGAGGTCGTTCTTTTCCAGGTCCTGCACCGCGGCGGCAAAGGTGGCGTCGCTGCTGTCCGTGTCAAACTCCCTGATTTTTGAGACCACGCCAAACTTTTTCACGGCCTCGTCGTTCTGGATCCACCCGTACTCCCGATTCCAGCTGTAACCCTTCTTCGGGAGGTACTTGTCCACGGCGCTCTGGCTCGTGCCGTTGATGCCGTAGCGCTCTTCGTGGGTGCCGGTCGTCACGGTAGTCGAGCCCCACTTAAACCAGAGGAATTTATACTTCCACTGGGTCTTGGTCTCTTCGACAGTGTGCTTGTTGCCCATCGGCCAGATGCGGGTGAAAAGGTCGTTGGTGTCGGTCTTTTCGGTGAAATCCAGCAGATTCACGCCATATTCGATGTTCTGGGCGGTCTGCCGGTCAGCCTCGTATGCCTGGTCACAGTAGTTGAGCACGTTCATGCCGGTAGTGGAGTTATAGGTGCAGTAAGCGTAGCCGCCGTAGGTCTTGAGCACCATTTTGCTGATGATGTCCCAGGTGCTTCCGTAGTCCTCGCCCACGCCGTACTGGTTGCGGTCGCCGTAGCTCACCACAAGGTCGCCGAGGGCGGCAGTCACCCTTCCCAGCTCAAACTTTTTCATCTTGTCGTAGCTGGTCTGCTCCTCGTAGCCATTGCCGCCGGAGATCTGGGAGTTGTGGGCTTTGATGAGGTATTCTAAAAAATCTCTCAGCTTGCCCTCGTAGTTGAAAGGGGTAATGCAGCTGTCATTGAAATAGCTGAGAGCCCCCTCGCAGTAGATGACCCGGCGGTTGAGCCAGTCGGCTTCGTGGCTGAGTACACGTCCTCGCCATATCTCCTTGCCGTCCTGATGCACTGCCACAGCGGTGGACATCTTCTGCATGGATTCATAGCAGGGGTGGGTGCGCAGCATGGTAAAAGTAAGGCTGCCGCCCTTGCTCACCTCGCGGGTAAGCTTGGGCGACAGCACCACAGCCTGTCGGTTGCCCGGCTGATAGACGGTCAGCTTGTTTTCGGGGTCACCGTAGGGATATGCAAAAATCTCGTACATCTCAGTTGCCCCTTTCTGCAAGCATCTGGATATGGCCCAGCTGGTCGTTCATACCGGGGGCGAGAGCGCCCACAATGGTGCCGTCATCCAGCACGATCTGCTGATTTGCCACGTCGGGCAGATACTGCTCCACTACAGTGCTCAGCTTTGCAAGCTGGGCTTGTATCTCTGCCTGATATTTGGGGACGGAATTGTTGTTGGGGTTGTAGGTAAAGGGGTCGCTGCGGTAGTCGTAGCCCGCAAAAGCCCGCTCGTTGCCGTACCAGTAGGCGTCCTGAATGTCCAGATAGCTCATGGCGCCAGACGAGGCGCTTTCTGCTGCAGCAGACGAAGACGAGGACTTTTTGCCAAACTTTTTGCCGAAGAAGTAGCTGAGCCAGCCGACAGGGCCGGTGGCCGCCAGAAGTGCGCCGGAAAGGAGCTTGCTTCCCAAAGAGCGCTCTTCGCCAGAATCCTCGCGGGCGCGGGCATTCTGGCCCATCTTGAAGCCTATAACGCCCTCCGCGATGACAGCCAGCACAGCAAGGCACTCCGGGAAGAAGGAGGCCGCTCCGCCCGCTGCGGACGCAATGGCCTGCCCGGCCCCGGCTTCACCGGCAGCCGCCGCAGCCTTTGTACCGCCGCCGAACAGCTTGAGGATGCTGCTGACGATGCCGCCAGAGCCTCCGGTGCCGGAAAGGCCCTTCATGGCGGCGGCAAAGCTCTGCACCTCTTTGGTGGAGCCGTTGACCGCCGGGGTGATGCCGTTGCTGAAGAGGCCTGCAATGCTCTGCAGCGCCCCCTGAATGCCGCCCTGCGCGTAGTGCTCATTGATGGCGGTCATTGCATCGTCTGCCCATTTCAGAATGGTGTTTCGCTGCTCTTGCGTCACCTGTCCGAAAATGACCTTTACCACATCCCCGGCGATGGCCTTGCCGTCTTTGTTTTTGATGTCAGTAAAGAGAGACTTCACCAGCCCGAAAATGCCTTTGTCAGACTGCCCCTGAATCTCGGAGATATACTTTTCGGTGCGGGAAAGCGCAGCCTGAATACTTTTTTCGGCCTCTTCGGTGTCGGTCTTGGTATTCTGGAGCACACCGTCGATATAGGTGTTGATGGTTTTGGTGGTCCGGGCCACGCCATCGACGATGTTTTCTTCGGTGATGGTCTCAGTCTTTTCGATGTGCTCGGAGCCGTCGGCGTATTTTTTGGTGACCTCCTGAATCGCTGTTGTCACGCCGCCCTCTACCTTGCTGGTGGTGCGGGTCAGGGTGGCCGCCAACATTTTCGACATATCGTCGTATGTCTTTGTGGTTTTGGTCACCACGCCGTTGACCTTGGTCTCCACCTGTTTATAGGTGGTCTCGATGCCGTTGACCATCTCCTTGCCGGTCTCGGTGGTGGTCTCGGTGATGCGGTCTTTGATGCTGCCCGCGCTGTCCTTGACCTTTTCGCTCAGAGTCTGGATGCTGGTGGTCACGGTGCCGAGGGAATTCTGAGCGGTGGTTGTAACCGTTCTGGAGATGGACGAAATGACCGTTTCGGTGGTGGACTTTGAGCCAGGCTTGCCGCTGGAAGAGCTCCCGCCGCTGCCGCCAGTGGGGATGGAGCTGCCGCCGGTGCCAGCGGCAGCAGCAAGCTCAGCCTGCCGCTCAGACCAGCTCTTGTTGCTGATGCCGACACCCTCTAATGCATCCTGCCGCAGCCGGTCGCGGTTGCGCTGCTTCTGCTGGTCGGCGGCATATTCTTCGTAGGTGTCAAAATCGGCAGTTGCCGCTTTGCCAAGAAATCGGTTGAGCTTGTAACTCAACTGGTCAAGCCAAGTCACTGCAGAGGATGCAAAGTCGTCAAACTTATCCTTTGCGCTGCTGATGGGGTCAGACAGGCCAGTAATAGCCCCGGCAAGTCCGATCCAGCCGTCGGTTTTATACGCCTCTATGGCGGCCACAGTCATATCATTAAGATTTGAGATGACCATTCCGATGCCATTGGACAAATCGCCGGTCATAAGGCCAGCCAACTGGCTCACGTTATCTTTCAGGGTTGACACACGGCCATTCATGGTCTGGCTTTGGGTGTCCATGGCGTTGTAATATCGCCCGCCCTCTTCGCTGGCCGCGATGAGTGCCTGAGACAGGGTATCGTAGCTGATGGTCATGTTCTGGACTTCCTGCACCGATTTCCCGGTGTAGTCGGCCAGAACCTGATAGACATTGATACCGGCATAGGCAAACTGCTTGATGTCGATGGCGGACGCCTTGCCCACGTTGGCGATCTGCTGCAAGTTTGCCGACATGCGGGACAGCTCTGCATTGCCGCCGCCTGTAGCCGAAACAGCGTCGCCCAGCGCCATGATGACCTTGCGGGAGTAACCCGCGTTTTCACCGGCGCTGATGAGAAGCTGGTTAGCCTGTGTCAGGCTCGCCACATCAAAGGGGGTGCGGGCGGCATCCTCCTGAATGGCGTCCATGGCCGCTTTGGCCGCTTCAGCGCTGCCCAGCATGTTGGTAAAGCCGGTTGTGTAGCTTTCCAGCTGGGCGTTATACTGGATACCGGTCTGGATAAAATCCTTGGCCGCAGACAGGGCCATGGAGCTTACTTTGGAGATGACGCCGGTAAGCAGGTTGGCTTTGATGATGGCTCCGGTGAGAGAGCCGCTGGCGGTCTCAGATGAACCGCCAAACTCCGTCATGCCGATGTTAGCCGATTTCAGAGCCGAGGTGGTCTCTTTCAGCTCGGCTCGGGCAGAGGCCAGAGCAGCTTTCAGCTCCTTGGTCTGCGCAGAGGTGCGCCCGGTCTTTTCAGCCGATTCGTTGTATCGCTTTGTCAGCTCGGCGACTTTCTGCGCTGCTTTGCTGTACTCGGAGCCCAGCTCCGTGACAACTCTTTTGGTGCTGTTCTGCACGTTTTGGATGCTCTGCCGGTAAGCAGAATCATCCAGCGACAGAGTCGCCTCCAGATTAAAGATGTTCAGGGCGTTTCACCTCCTCCGCACAGCTCTGCCAGAGCTTTTGCATTGTCGGCGGTAATCTGCTCCGCCGTGCGGGTGTCTTCTTTTGTGTGCAGCAGGGGGAAATGCCTGGATGCAAGCCCGGAGTAAAGGGGCAGGATGCCGAGATACTGCCCGATGGCGTCGGCCACATAGTCCCGGAAAAGCTGCGCCTCCTGATGCCTGCGCACCTCGGCGCGGATATGCTCCATGATGTACGGCTTGCCCAGCAGCCGGAGCATATCCAGCCGGATGGTGGATACCAGCCGCCGGTAGCCGTCCGCGCCGATCACATCAAGGACTGAAAAAAATCCATGAAATCTACATCCCGGAGCGCCCGGCTCATGGCAGAGGCCAGCACCCGGGTAGGCGGCTGCTCCTCGTCTTTGTCCAGCACCACGAACAGGGGCAGGATGCCGAGGGTAAGATCTGCCTTGTCCGTGTAAAGCAGCTTGGTCATGTCCACGGCGTTTTTGTTAGCCTGCGCCCGGCGCTTTTCCAGCCGCTCTGCGTCCGTCTCCGTGCCGGTCAGTTCCGGCTCGCGGCCCAGAATGTCCATCACGCCGGAGTCTGCCACGTACTTTTTATAAGCCTGCGCACACTCATAGGTGCGCTTGAGGTATTCGGTGCCGTCGAGATCGATGATATTGCGCATATGTCCTCCTTAGTCCCCGGTCGGGGCCTTGACGATCGAGTAAAATTCCATGGGGGCCTGAGTGGGGTTTTCCAGGTCAGCGTAGCCGGTGAGAGTGATCTGCATGGAGCCGCCGCCCCGGTGAGCCGTCTTGAGGCTCAGGCCGCCGGAAGAAAGGGCGTTGAAAATTTTGCAAACCAGAAAGCCACCGCCGATCATAGGGCCAACCCAGTACAGCTCCCTGTAGTCCTTCAGGGCAGCCTCGATGCGGGGGACCACATGGGTGGGGTCGTCTGCATCGATGTCAGCCGTGCCGATGGCCAGCTTGAGCACGTCGGGGCTTGCGTTGGGAGTGGTAAAGGCGATGGTGGCGGTTGTTCCGGTGACCTCATTGCCCTGCTTGGTGTTGGTGGGTGCGTTGTCGATGTCAGCCAGCGTATCCTCCATGCTGTTGCTGTAAGAGATGGTCACGCCTCCCTGCGTGGCGCATACGACATTGGTGCTGTCGATTTTGGGAGCGGAAAGATCAAATGTGGAAAGCAGATTGCCGGAGCCTTTCGGGATGCTCTTGAACGCATCCGGGGTCAGCACATTGACCGCGAATTTTTTTGCCAGAGTTTCAGGCATAAAGGATCCTTTCTCACGGGATAAGCCGTGTAAGCTCAAAGTTGAGGTATTCGCACAGATAGCCCTCGGGCGGGTTGTCGAGCGGCTGCGCCCACGGTGAGCCTGTGCGCAAAAGAATAGCGCCGCCCTCGCACTCGATGGTCAAGCCATCTGCAAGGGCTGCGCTTATCTTGTCTTCGGTCTGTAAAACAGGCGCCCGGCCTTTGGCGCTCGGGTACCAAAGCCGGGCGTGGAAGGTGCCGGGCTCATTCCAGCCGCCGGGAATTGTCGGATGATAGGTCAGATACGGCAGTTCTGCGCTGGGAGGGATGTTATCTTCCAGATAGCCGGGGATGCCAAAGCCGTTAAAAAAAGCGTTCAGCGCCCGGTTGATGCTCTCAGAGGGACCCATCACGGCAGCACCGCCTTTTTGCACTTGACGGCCCGCAGACCCATGCCGGATTCTTTCGGGGCGCTGCCCTCATCGGCTGCGCTCGTCACCTGAAAGGTCTGCCCGTCGCTCACCCGCTTGATGTAGTCCGGGAAAGCCAGCGGCACACCGGTGTTGACCAGCAGCGTATAGGTGGACGCTGTAGCCGCCTGCTCTGCAACCTGAGCCTCCACGGTGGTGTCGTGGCGCTCTACGGCTTCAAACTCTGGGCCGTCTGTCCATCCGGAGACAAAGCCGCCCACGCCGTCCGGCTCATAGCTGCGGGTCTGAAAGCGGTATTTTTTGGTAAAGCTCTGCATCACGGTGGATGCAGCGAACGGATTGACCATGTCACATCTTCCTCCACTGGTTGATCTCAGATTTATAGCGGGTCTTGCCGTCTGCGGGAAGGCCGTCCGCGCCTGTAGCCATCGTGCCGGACCACCCGGCAAAGGACTGGGACACATACACTCCGCCGGAGGGCAGAGCCTTGTCGTATGTGTCGATTTTTTCAGCAAGCGCCACAAAGGCAGGCGGCACACGCATGGGCTGCACCGTGCCATTAAAGGTCTCGGCGGTCAGATCTCCGTCCCCGGCCTTGTGCACGCCGTCGTTGAAGATGGAGCCGCACACGAGGAAATACTGCCCCGGCACTACCCCGGCGGGAACGGTGTCCGGCTCAAAGGCAAACTCCCCGGCAATGGGGTCGTCTGCCCGGTCAAAGAAATTGTGCGTCAGTGCGCACAGCTCAGGGACGGTCATGCAAAGTCACCCCCGAATTTTTAACCCAGAGAAAGCATCTGGCCGATGCGGATGTTTTCCAGCTTCATGCGGCGTTCCCAGTTGGCCTTTGCACCCAGCTCGGTGTCGTTGGGGGACGCTTCGGCAACGTTGTCCACCTTGAAGCTCATGCCGTTGGGGTGAATGACACGGCCTTCTTTGGTGTACAGCTTCTGAATACCGGCCTTGCTCTCGGGGTCGTAGTCGGTGTAGTAGGGCTTCTCGTAGTTGGTCTTACGGCAGCCCACAAAAGAGCCTTCACCCAGAACATAGGTCTTGTATGCAGTCGTGGCCTTGCCGCCGTTGATGGAAGCATCGGTGATGGATGTGGAGGTGAAGACGTTGTTTACGATCACGACCATCCCGCCGATGCGTGCCAGGGGAGACGCCTGAGACAGAGCGCCCGGAGTGGTGTACTTTTCAAACTCGACGAGATTTGCTGCCTGATACTTTGCAAAGACAGTGGAATGCATGATGAGCAGGCCCCCGCTCATTGCGTGGTCGCCGAAAGCGGCCTCCTGTGCGTAGATCAGAGATTCCGTCGTAACTTTGCCATCGCCCACCTTGGTGATGTCGTAGATGTGCTTCTTGAGATCGGTGGTAGACAGCACAGCGTCCGTGATGGTCATAAGCACATTCTGCCAGACCTGCTGATAGTAGTGTGTGACCTGATTTGCGATGTGCTGCATCGGGTTTGCGCCAGTCAGCTCTTTGGTGAAGTCCTGAGATTTCCATGCCTTCATGCGCTGGATAAGCATGGTGGTCTGCTTGTTGCCAGTAACTTCAGTGGGGGTGTTGTCGGTCTTGCCGTCGTTGTTCAGGGGCTTATCCGCCGTGGCGTCCAGCTCGGTGTAGAAAGGGATGGTGGCGACGTTGCCCTTTTCACCGATCAGGCCCATGATAGAAGGGTCGTCCTTGATAATGCCGGAAGCCTCGATGCTGGTGTCGATGGTGTTCTGCTCGGCCATGTAGTCGCCGAACACCTCAACGTCAAAGTCGAAGCCGCCAAAAGTGCCAGTCTGTGCCATATAATAGCCTCACTTTCTTACTTTGCCCGGAGCTGCTGGTACAGCTCGGGGTTGCTGTTCTTGAGCTTGATGCGGTCATCAAGGCTCATCTTTTTGAAATCCTCGGGAGAAGTCCCGGCGTAACTGGTGGGCGGGGTGTCCACCTTCGCGCCGGTGGTTTTGGTGGTGGCGATCTTGCCGCCCCAAGTGGTTTTGATGCTGGAAAGCTGCTTTTCGGCGTCTTTTACCTTGCCATCGGCGTCCAGTTCCAGCCCGGCGGCGAACTCGTCGCCCTTCTTGGAGTCGTCGGCAATGTCGTCGATGTACTTTTCCAGCACGCCCGCTTGCTTGAGCAGCTGCTTAAATGCAGCGGTCTTGGCCGCCTTGCTGGCTGCTGCTGTCTGCTGGGCCTTGTAGTCGGTCAGTGCCTTTTCGGCGGCCTGCTTGCCGCCGTTGGCCTCGTCCCGCTCTTTTTCGGCTTTGGCGAGGGCTGCGTTCTTCTCATCGAGCTGGTTCTGCAAAGTGTCCGTTTCCTCATGCAGCACGTCCAGAATTTTCTTGAGCTTGCCGCCGGTGTCAGTCGTTTCATCTTCCAGAATCGCCCGGAGAGTCTTGCGTTCGAGTGCCATGTGATAGTCCTTTCCGCCCTTGCTCGGGCTGCCATGCTTGGCAATAAGGTTTATTTGCCGGACGTGCTGCCGGTGTGGTGCCGCCTGTGGGGCTTGAACCCACGGCCCCCGGATTACAAATTCGGTGCTCTGCCAACCTGAGCTAAAGCGGCATAAAAAAGCGGCTGACGCTGTGCGCCAACCGCTGAGTATTAAATTAATTTCTGAGAAGATACCATAATAACGCGATTTCCTTTTCCATACGCATTATCGCAAAGTTCCTGAAGATGTTCTCTTGCTTTCTGCATTTCAACCAAAAGAATCCGTTCTTTTATCTCCTGCTGGTAATATGGAGAAATGTCAACGCGTGGGTCGCTGTTCCGTTCAAACATTTCTTGAATTTTTTTGATGTCTTCAAACGTAAGTCCTTCAACCGTAGCGGTGTAAACAATGTTATCCATGTTTTTTATCCACCTTTTCAAAAAGCTCGTCCAACGCTTCTTTTGCAAATTTTTCTTCTTTTGCGGCTGCAATCTCCGCAAATTTGTTCATTGTAAGAAGATATGCACTCACAATTTCCAATTCTTCCTTTGAAAGGTGTTCTCTAAGAACCTTATCCACTTTTACGGCAACTTTATAGAGTTCTTTATCGTCATAGTCGAAAATGCTCATGTTTAAGCCTCCTTGTTTCCTTCTTCCACTGCGATTTCTCGCAGCTCATCAATGTGATCTTCCACCGCCGGTCGGAGGAACGGACGGGCTTTCATGCCCCGGGTAAAGTGCCACTTGCCGTTGAAGTCTTTCCAGACCCACGGCGTTTTGCGTCCGTTGCCTTTCTCGGCAAAGATACCCGTTCCCAGCTCTACATAGACGCTGTAAAACAGGTTCGACCCGATGGTCACGGTCTTTTTTGCAAGGTCTACGGCATAGGTCAGGCTCTGCTTGAGCGCACCGCCCACGTAGCCCTCAATGCCAGTGCTGTCTGCCGTGCCGGTGGGTACAAGCAGCTGGGCGTAGTCCTGCACCTTCATGCCCCAGATGGTAAGCACCCACTCCGCCCATGAATCCAGCGCCTCATGCAGCTGCGGGGTGTTGTCGTTGAATTTTATGTCGTAGTTAAATTTCATGGTTATTTCTTACGCTTTTTTTGTTCTGCGTTGTAATTGATGCTTCTTAAAATCACCTCGCCGGAGAAGTTATATCTGCTGTCAATGACCTGTTTTGCCGGGATTTCGTTCATTTTGGAAAAGTTTTGAGCGCTGGCGCTCCGGTATTCTTTTGCAGCCGCAATCCAAGCGTCATTGTCCGCAGTAATTCTGCTTTTGAGCTCAGCCGTCATTTTTTTGTCAGGGTGATTCCGTTTGAAGTTTGCAATATCCTGTTTGCTCAGTTCTTCTGTGCGCTTGATGTTTGCATCGATCGTGTCAAAAGCGCTCTGGAGTATATCTTGCGCCCACGCAACCTGTTTTTCGCTGCCCTTAATCGGAAGCGATGCCGCGTTAAAAGCAGCTATTCCTCCGTTGCCCGCTCTCGCAGAGCTGCCCGAACCTCTTTTACTCACGGTAATGCCTCCTCTCGTATTGAAATGGCTTGATTTTGGTCACGTTCCAGTCGAACTCCGCCGGGCATTTGCCGTACCACAAAATACCGCTTGGTTGCAGAACTTCCAGCGCCTTGCGGCAGTGTTTGGCAAAGCACTCCGCTTCGTATGGGTCAGATTGTGTGCCGTGGCTCGAAATGCTCACGATGGCGTTTCTAGGCTCACCATCAAAGCACCAGTCATAACTTTGCTCACCGCACCAGCAGAGCGTAGGAATCACATGGATACCGTGCATCTGCCAGTAAGCAGCCAACCAGTGTTTTTTGTAGTGCATAAAAATCTGCACCGCAAGCGGCATATCGATGTAAAGAGAAAAGTCCGGGGAGCACACAGCCCCAAACTGCTGCAGCAGCGGGATGTACTTATCCGGGTTGTTCCAGAACCGTTCAAACTGATAGTCGTCCTTGTAAAAATGCACGCCTTTTGTGGCCTTGTCTTTGGCCGTCAGCGCATAATTGACCGGGATCCATTCCAGCTTGTCAATGCGGATGTCCGTTTCCGGCTTGATAGCAGGGATGCCGTACTTACCCACACCGGGAAATATCATCCTCTCGGTGTTTTCCATCGGCAGAATCACGGCTCTTCCCCTTCTTCCTCCTGCTCTGCCCAACGTCTTTGGATCAGCTCTCCGTTGGAACAAACCGAATCCAGTACAGCGTCAGCCTGCATATGAGCAGAAACAAGAGCTTTATCGGACATTTCCATGTGATAATAACCGGTCATGACCTCACCTTTGGCAGTAATGCCTACTACTGCAAGTTTTTTGACCTTCTCTTCTTCAATCAGCTTGAGCGCATCCATAAGCCACGGCGCATAATCGGCATCTGACATTAAGACATTCATTTTCTAAATCCTTCCATTGTCCTAATAAGGCGTTTGTGCGCTTCATGCGGCTTTGCGCCATTTCCGTAGGAAGGCCGCGCGTGTTTAGGCTTAATGTAACCACACGGGGGCTTAAAATCACGGCAAAAGTTCAAGAAAAAGTCATCGTTGATTACGACAATCCCAAACTTCTTATTTTTCATGCTTTGCGCTCTCCTTTCTGCGTTTTCGCTCTTTTGCCCACCACATCTGTTCGGCTTCTGTGCCGCCTTTGGCTTTGTACCACTCGGTATAGGTCAGGTCAGATGTGACAGCTTTTGTAACGTTATCCCGCCGGGCTGCGGTCTGTCTCGGGTACTTGACCAACGCGCTGGTTAATTTGCACCGGCAGTGATAGACCATCTCCGGGGCGGCGTTGGGGTCTCCCGGGTACATGATCTCGTAGCCCTGCACCTTAAACGGCTCGTCAAGGTCTGCGGTCTCCTGATCCAGCAGGCGGTGCATCTCACGGGTGCGGTAGTCGTGGGTGGAGTTCCAGCGCTTTTTGACCTCGATGCCCAAAGCCTGGGCGTTGTGCATCTGCTGCAATGCCCCGGCGTTCTGAGCGCCTGTGAGTGCCGTGATGGCGTTATTCATGGCCCAGTGAATCTCCGTGTCTGCCATGCCGTTTACGGCCTGCACGGCGATGTCGTGGACACTCTTGCCCTGCACGATGCCCTGCATGACATAGCGGTTGAACACCCGGGCGTCATAGGTGCGGTTGCTCTCGCTCTTGATGCGCTTGTTTGGAACCAGCTTGGGGTTTTCTTTGAGCAGCAGCTTGACTGCCTCGGTGTTGTACAGGGTCAGTCCAAACGTCACGCCTGCGGCCTGTTCCAGCTCGTAAAAGGCCCAGTTTGCACCAAAGGAAAAGATGTTGTATTGCTCGTCCCGGGCCAGCTTGTAGGCCGTCTGCTGGGCTGTGGTGCAGGTCTGTGTGATGCCGTCCAGCTTGGCGTGCATCAAATCGGACTGAAAGACCTGATTTTGCAGCCAGATGCGGTAGTCGTCCTCAGTAATCTCGCCTGCGTCCAGCTGCGCCCGCTTGCGCTCGTCCAAAGCTCGGTACTTTTCCAGAAAATCGGTGAGCTGCTTTTGCATCTCCCGGCGGGCAGTTCCGTACACCCGGAGGATACGGCGGCGCAAGCGGTTCAGCTGGCGGGTAGAGATGCGGTCACGGTCGGTCTGTTTCATTTTCTTCGATCATAAATCTAACGCCACCGAGCCCACACATCGTATCAAATTTGTCTCCCTTAAATCGAAATCGGATAAAGCCAGAAGAAAGGCCACACACCTTATCGACATATCGCGGAATCTTAAAAACCGAAACGTTAATCGTTGCTTTCACTCTGCCGGATTTTGCTAAATTATCAAATTCCTGAAGGTTCATCTTCGTCCTCCTCGTCCGTGGCCTCTCTCGTTGCGCTCTCAGCCATCAGCGCGGACTTGGCCTGCTTCTTTTGTTCCGGGGTCAGGTTGGGCAGCAGGTCAATGGCCATGTCCTGACCGATGATCGGCGCCTCAGAAATCACCGTTGCGACCTGTTCAGCCGTGTTGGTGATCTTGCTGCGGTTGAATGCCGGCATGGCGTTGTCAAAGCCAGCCAGTGCGCAGATCTGCCGGATGAACGGCTTGACCTGCGCCTCGAAGTCGTCCGCGTTCTGGTTCAGCGGTTCATAGGCCGCATCCAAATGGTCGTTGGTGCTGTCCGCGCTGACGCAATGCACATCCAGCCCGCCGAAGTCCTCATACACCCGGGTGTGGAGCAGCTCCAAAAGAGCCTGCCGGGCCGCCACAGGAATCTCGGTGGTGTAGGGGGTGATCTTTCCGCCCTCGCTGGTGTCTGCGCCTGCAATGTGGTACAGATTCAGCTTGACGAGGAACTCCTGCAGCTCGCCATCGGTCATGCCATTGAAGTTCTCGCACAGCCAGTAGATCTGCGAAAAGTCCTGCAAGTCATTGCAGAAGCCGGACATCACCAGATCGGTGTTGTCAATGTAGGCTTTCAGCCCCACAAGGGTGCTCTGGTGCAGGTCGGAGCCCCACAGCGGCACAATGGGAAGAGCGCTGTAGTTTTCGCCCTCCACGCTTTCCAGCCCGCCGCCGGGTGTGGTGACGGTCACGCTCTTGTATGCCTGCTTTTTTACGGTCTCCTTCATCATATTGCCGATTTTGCTTTCCGTGTACTCGGTAAAGCCGTCCAGCTCGTACAGGATATAGTGCATATCCGTGTCAGGGTTCAGCCGCCAGAAGCGCACGCCAGCCTGCAAAAGGCCTGTCTTTTCATCGTACAGGGGTGCGAACTCGGTCAGCTTGAAAACCACCAGATGGTCGTTGTTCCAGAATCCAAAGCTCTCTCCGTGGATCAGGGCGAAATATCCGGCCTTCTGGATCTGCTCGTCAAAGTTCTGCCCCAGCCTGTCCTTGTCTACGTCATCGTCCGCAAAGACCACGCCGTTGCCGAGGGAGTATGTGGCTCTCTGCTTGTTGAGCCGCCGGAAAAGATTACTCTTGACCATATCGGGGTGCAGGACATCCTGCTTTGTGTTTTTGGACAGGCGTTTCAGCATCAAAGCGTAAGCCTGCGCGAAGCGTTCAGCCCCCGGGTTTTTCTGGGCGTCATACAGGTCAGCGTCCAGCGCCATCCTGTAAGGGCCGGAAGCGCAGTGCTGCAGCACGAACCGCCGGACAAAATCAGGCTGCTCCCCGGCGGCCTGCGCCTGCTGAAAGGTCTGGAATGTGTATACAGTGCTCAAAATCAATCCCTCAGTTTCACAAGGCGCTTCGTGCGCACAAAATATCGGATGGCGTCCATACAGTGGTCGTTGACCTTCAGCACGGTGTCGTCTTTATCTGGATCCCAAGCGTATACGCCGAACTCTTCCAGCGTGTGCTTGCAGTCTTTGTATATCTTCAGCCGCCCGGTCTGCAGCATGGTCTGCACGTCCAGAATGCCGCTCAGAACGTCGTTGTTTGCAGGAGTCTGGGTAAAGCCGTTCTTGCGCAGCTCTGTAATCAGGGGCAGGGCAGAGGGGTCAACGATGACCCGCTCCGGTTTCAGTCCATCCAGCCACGCTTTGAGATCTGTGACGTACTCGCCCACGGTCTTTTGCCGCTTCTGCTCTCGACCACTGTAGTAATACTCCCGGGTGACGATCCAGCGGTCTACATCTGCCTGTTTTTGGAGCAGCAGGAACACCGTTGCGTTCTGAGTACCGAAGTCACACGCCACATAGGCGCTCTTCGGGGACAGCTCCGGCAACTTGTCGATGATATGTTTTTGTCGGTCGAACATATCGTAGACAAGGCCCTCAGCCACCGTCCACAGGCCCAGAATGTAGCGCTGATAGAAAACGCCGCTGTACTGTCTGCGGTAGCGCTCTTTGATGTCCTCGGCAAGTGACAGGTTATCGTCCATCGTGAAATGGAGATACATCATCTTGCGGGAACGGCACTTGCGCACCCACTCCAGATAAAACCAGTGCTGTGGGCTGCCCGGGTTGCAGTTGAACCAGAACTTTGACCCGGTGACAGAGCAGCGGGCGGTGGCCTGATTGACGAAGCTCTGCGGCATCAAAGCCACCTCGTCAAAAAACGCACCGGCCAGGGTGATGCCCTGGATCAGGTCCTGGCTGCTCTCGTCCTTGCCGCCGAAAAAGTAAAATTCGTTAGATTTGCCGCCCTTGCTGACGGTCATGCAGTTTTCGGCCCGGTGCTCCTTGACGTTGTAACCACGGGCCGCAAGCTGCTGCTTGAGCGTTCCCAGCACGTTGCGCCGGAAGCTGGCGATGGTCTTTCCGCACATGGCAAACTGCTGCCCGCTGTAGCAGGTCATGGCCCACTGGACAAAAGAAAAGCTCATGGCAAAGGTCTTGCCCGAACGGATGGCGCCATCGGCAATGATGCCGTTGTAGCCGCTGTATGCGCTCTGCGGCGTCCACCAGCTCAGGACCTGCTTTTGCCGCTGGCTGAGGGCTTTCCAGCGAAAGCCGTTACTTTTCCGCATTTTCGTCCTCTTCCTTTGGCAGTATCTCCACGTCATCCGGCGGGCTGAAGTCAGCGGCGGCGCTCAGTGCCTCCACAAGCCCATCGTCCGGGACTTCTATGCTGCTTTGATCTCCCAGCATGGCAAACTTGTCCACGATGGTGCCGAACGCCGTTGACAGCTGCGGCAGTGTTGCTTCCGCAATCTTGTCCGGGTCCGCCATCGCTTTCAGATACAGCCCGAGAAGCTCTTGTGCTTCCCCTTGCTTACTCTCCATGTAAGAAAGCATGTCCTTCGAGTTTTCCCGCTTTTTTTGTGCGCACAAGCGCGCACTCTCCGGGTCTTCCTTTACGACTTTCTTGACGGTCGCGTCCGAAACATCGTTCAGCTTTGCGGCTGCGCGGTAGCTTTGGAGCTGCACATAGTCCGCAACGATCTTCTTTTTTTGCTTATCTGTCAGCCGCCGTGCGCCCACCGCCACCACCTCTCTAAACTCAGACAAAAGAAAAACCGCCCGGAAAATCCGAACGGTCAGAATATCAAAATAAGAGGCCTTGCTTGTCGGGTTCAAAGCCTCTGCGTCCAGAACTTTCGCGGCCGGATGCCCCGCTATTGCACTCCCCGCTCTCGTCAGATCATGCAAGCACTCCCGGCAGGACTCGAACCTGCAACATGCGGTTTTGGAGACCGCCGCTCTACCACTTGAGCTACCGGAGTATAAAACACCGCCCTTGGACTCGAACCAGCCAGCAATATCTCAGCTGACACGCGCTCCGTACTGCGCTCAGGCAGCCATATAAAACAGCCCTGGCGGAGAACCAGGGCTGTTGTTTGACGCACATCCCGTCGGGAAGTCTACCCACACCCTCGGGGATTCAAAGCTTTCTCTCGTGGCACGGGAGGTTAAGCGTGCAGCTTTGTGGGGGATGAGTCCATGCGCCATACGGTGCGAGGTTACGGAGTCGAACCGTTCCACAAAACTGCCAGCCCCGTTATGTGGCTTCCCAAACCTCGCATAGAAGCAGCCCGCAAAACGGTGAAGGAGAACAGGAAAGCATGAAAACCTGTCACAAGGAAGGACCGTTCTGGAGGCTGCGTGGCAAGCGGCTACCGCTTAGCGCTGAACCGCTTATTAGAATTTTACATCCAAGCTTGCAGACTTGAAAAGAGCTGACCCCTTCCAAAATCACGCTGTGTTTTCTTGTGCATGTTGTACACTTTGCACGTCAGAAAACTCGTCCCATATCTCGGCCAGGGCCATACATCCGCGTTTGATTCGCCGGTAGACCACTTCTGCCCCGCACACGCCGACTTCTTTTGCGATTTCTTTGTGAGACCTGCCCATGATATAGTGCTCGCAAATCGCTTCGGCGCATTCCGGCTCGGCCATCAGGCAGTATGCCCGCCGGGTGGCCTCGACACGCAGATTGCACAGGTCCGTCTCCATCCTCTGAAGTTGTCGGCGCTCGTTGTCCAGCTGCTCTACAGCAAAGCCCACCTTGTCCCCATTGCCACCACCTGCAGGCATCCCGCTCAGGTTCTGGGTGCATTTTTCGGCCACGTCCCGGATGCGCTGTATTTTTTGCTTCTGGGCTTCGATAGCCGCCGCAAGGTCCCGGCACTGCTGAAACCACGCCTTGACGGTGCGGTAATCCACGCCGCTGTCAGGCTTTGGTGTGTCGGTGTCAGGTGTCCATGTGCGGGTCATTGGTAAGTCACCTCATCAGGGTCTTTCCCGGCAAGAAGGTCGGAAAGTTCAGTGTTGAGCGTATCTGCAATCTTTCTTGCCGTTAAAATTGCGACAGGCTTATTGTTTCGCGCTTTCCAAACGGCCTTACGGTAGACACCCCGCTCAACAAGATCATTTGTTTTCATGTTAAGCCTTGCCATTTGAGTGATGACTTTTACTCGGTCGAACATGACCGCAGTCGATTTTTTCATCGTTATTCCTCCATTTCTTCAATCTCAATTTCCACCCGTGGTTTCTCCCGGTCAAGCTCCACCCGGCTACCATCGTGGGCGGCGACGATCTTGCTGTTGTCGTCCTCCAGCACGTGGGCTTTTACCAGAATGTCCGTGGTCGCCTCGATGAGGTTTGCCAGATCGACCCGGCGGGCGGTCTTCATGTGGTACACACACCTCACGTTCACGCGGGCAGAGATGGGGCTGTGTGGCTTTTTGATTTGCCGCAGGCAGTCCGTCTCATAATCCACATAAACCTTGCTGGGGGCTACGAATGGGGTCCCGGAGCGTGTGCGGAGAATGCGTGCGGAATTTTTCTTGGTGCGGGGTTCGCCGTAGAGGGTCAGGTGCATCATAGCTCACCCCACTGTTCAGCCATTGCTTTTGCGATTCCCGGAAATGTTTTGGCTCTGTTCTTCGCCCGATCAGTCGTAAACATTCCCTTATTTTTTGCATCGTGTTTATGACTATACGAGCCGGACGGACACCATGTAGCAACAGGCTCTACAATGTTAATTGGGGTCAACGGCGGCAGACCCTTGAGCCAAAGACAGGTTTTTTTGGTGTATGGGTGACCAAACTGATACGGCTGAACGCTCTGCGCATACTTCGGCAGGCAGAATACCCGGCTTGGCACTGGGTTCTCTATGCAAATCTGTGGAACATCTGCCCACCAGAAACGCATGAACAGGTCTCGGCCTTGAATACCAAGCATCACACGGTCTGCCTGAAGCTCATGCCCTTTCCAAAGATGCCTTGCCCCGGCGTTGCTTAGATAAGTGCAGGGCGGGTGAGCAATGAGCAAATCCCACTTCCCAACTTCATGCGCCACGCCGTCCATCGTAACGATTTGCCCCCCCCTCAGAGCCATTAGAGCATCTCCGAGGATATGCCATTCAGGATGCCCACCGGACGGCTCCTGAATGTCGCAGGAGTAGGCTTCGTGGCCTTTTGCCCGAAATGCCTTGCAGACTTCCTGCGATTCCTCACAGGCGATAAGCACTTTCATCTGTCCGCTCCTCCGTTCGCTCCCATGTACTTCTTGCGGCCCCGCTCCCGGTGGCGGTCCTCGTAATCGTAGTGGTAGACCTTGCCTGTGTCTAGCATCTCTCTGGTGTAAGCGGCTTCCGCTTCCCGCTGTCGCTTGAACTCGGCGTACTTGGGGCATGTGTCGTGGCATACCGGGTGCCGTGCAGGGCAGTCTTTACACGGCGTCATTGTCATTTTTGCATGCCTCCTTCTGATTTTTGCATCTGAAAATCACTACCATGGACGGAAAGGGTGCAGAATTTTTTTGTCCGCCAAATTTTAACCGGCCACGAACAAAGCGCACCTCATGCTTTTGGTAGATGAAATCATGAAACCACTTTGTGTCTGTTCTGGCCGGAAGCAGCATCACCACCAGAGCGTGAGCCTCAGATGCTTTTTGCACCCACTTGCCTATTTCTCTTCCGTATGGCGGATTGCAAAATACTCGCTCGCCGTCCCAGCTCTGAACCAAACCATCTTGTTCTTTTGTGAAAAACCTGGCACATTTGTGATTTAGTTCATCCGCACATGGGTCAAGTGTGAAGTGAAATTCTTCATTCAGCCCGTCAAAGAAATCCTGAGGAGTTGACCATTGGTCTGTAACGCTACTAAACATTACGTCTGTGTTCATCCAACGCCTCCGTCCTCACCGGTTTGATGTCCCGATATTCGGGGTAATGGTCGCCCGCCAGCTGGCAGGCCCGGAACTCTGCCGCAAACCGGCTTGCGGTATTGATGCGGTATGTAAGCGCCGCGTTCCCGTGCGGGCCGCTGCACTCTACGATGACTTTGTATCTAGGCATTTCGTCCTCCGTTCTGGTTTGCCTGCCCAAGAAGCTTTCTTTCTTTCCTGGACTTGAGTATCCGGGTGCGGGCAGCAAGGCAGTGCTTCGCCAGCATCTGCTCACCCTGGGCCTTTTCGACGGCCTTTTTCCACGCCGGGAGCAGCTGGCTCTGCCAGCTGCACTCCGAAATCACCTCGTGGAATGTCTTATAGGCCATCTTATCCGGCACATCCTTGAGCGATGAGTTCGCCCAGATCTCCGCGATACTTGCGCGGTTCTCTGCGGTCTGAGGCCGTCCAAAATAGGCTTCAGCGTCCGCAAGAAGCTTTGTCATCATCTCCACTGTCACGGTTTCACCCCCTTGAAAATATTTGCGTATGCTTCTGCGGTGCTTTCTGTGGCTTGTTTCCCGCGAGGCTGCTCTTGTCGGCGCTGCTCATTCGCTGCCACGTCCCCCGGGGTGCGTATCCGGTCCCGCTGCCAGCCAGACAGGATGCCGTTGATGTAGTTCCACGAGCGTTTCCCAGCCTCTGCGGCCTTGTCGATCGCCAGCAAAATCATCTCCGTGCTGTACTCCTGCCGCCATTTTTGCAGTTTTTCCAGCGCCGAACGCGGGAAGTCGCCGATAGCCCGCTGGTAATGCTGAACGATTTTTGATAACTCCATATCAACGGCGGCGGTGTTATCGCGCTTTACAACATCTACATCCCCATCTACATCTACATCCCCATCTACATCTACATCTCCATTTACATCTACATCTACAGTTATTTTTGTTATGTCGTCATTAACATTGTTATCGTTTGTTATTTTTGTTATGTCGTCAGGCTTTCCCCAGCGCTTTGCCATACCGCGTTTTCCGGCGTTGCTGCGTTTCTTGCGAGTTTCATCCCATTTTTCAGACGCCCGTTTTACGTCGCTGCACATAAATTTCCAGTTGCCCCGCATCCCACGGTCTGAAAATTCGGGCTCTTCTCCGGTTTTGGCATACCGTGCAAGAGCTCGCATCAACTGCCCAACCTCTGCGTCGGAGTATTCTTCCAGCGCGTCGAACCAGCTCAGATACGCCACAAATGACTTTTTATCGTCCTGCGCCACTCAATCACCTCCTTTACACGCCCGTATAGCCAGATAGCGCAGCTCTCGGTTTAGAACGGGAGGTCTTCGCTGTCGTCGATGACCGAAAAGTCGTCTGCGCTGCCCTGCGAATACTCCGGTACGTTCTGAGACTTCTGCGAGGTGTTGTGAGCGGCGTTTGCTTCGCGCACATGATTTTCCGTCTGCTGGTCGAAATCGCGCACAGCGGGCTTCTCTGCGGCCTTTCCGCCGCAAAAGCTCACCTGCGACGCAAGAACCTCGGTGGCTGTGCGGTTGTTGCCGTTCTTGTCCTGGTACTGACGGGTCTGCAAGCTGCCTTCGATGGCGATCATGCTGCCCTTCTGGAAATACTTACAGACGAACTCGGCGGTCTGCCGCCACGCGGTGACGTCGATAAAATCGGCCTTGCGCTCTTCGCCCTGCCGGGCAAAGCTGCGGTCAACCGCGATGCGGAAGCTGCACACGTTGGTGCCATTCTGGGTGGTCTTGAGCTCCGGGTCGTAGACCAGACGGCCCATCAATGCTACGAGGTTAAGCATGAGCAGCACCCTCTTCCTCGGCGTCGCCGTCGCCCACCTCATAGTCGATGTTGGCGCCCATCAGGACCTCCGGACACTCGGCGCGGGCAAAGTAAGCGGCGGCGCGGTACTTGAGCATCATTTCGGTCATTTTGGGCCAGTAGCTGCCATTCTTGTTCCACCACCCGGCATCCTTTGCCATCTTGACCGTGACTTTCGGACCTTCGACCTTTTCGCCGGTGAGCTTGTCCACGCCGATCAGGCGGCAGCCCCAGTTGTCGGTGCCTTCTTCGCCCTCCATGCGGTAGCGGGTGCGGCCTGCAAACTGGCCGCTGTTGTCGATGAGGGCCTTGCAGCTCTTGCCGCTCCATGTGGGCATACCATGGACGACGTAAAGGTTCTGCATGACGAAAAGGTGCGAGACGCCCATGCGCAGGGCCATCTCGCAGGCGATGGCACACGCGCCGGGATTGCCAGTGTAGGTCTGAGGCAGAAAACCTTCGGGCAGCTGTGCCATCGCGGCGGCTTTGGACTTTGCAAGCATCCAGTTGCGCTCGTCAATGGTCAGGCCCTGCACCTTCTCGGCGTAGCTCTGACGGGCAGGGGTGACAGGTGCAGCAGGTGCGGGCATCTCTGTGGGCGGGGTGACATGTTGGTCAAGCATCTCGATAGGGGTCTGGTTCATTTTCTCAGGCATGGTGAATATCCTCCTCGGTAAATTTAATATCGATGATATTTGCATAACGCTTAATGGCGTCAAGCTCGGATTTGGTGCAGCGGAAGACGAGCTTCCGGTCCCTGGGTTCTTCCTGGCGAGTGAAACGGGCAAAGAAATCGTCATCGTACTCGTCCGGTGTGTAACCATCGCCGTAGCCAACGCCCGGCTGCACAAGGCTGACAGTGTAGGGGTTCTGCGCTGGGCCTTTGTAGTTGTCCGGCATCCCACGAATGACGGCCTCCCGTAGCATGGTGCGGTACTCGGTCATGTAACAAAAATCTATGGATTCATACGGCTCAGGCATGATTTCTTCGCCGGCGGCGGCGTGGACGATGTCAATGAGGCACATGAGCTCACCGACCCGGCGATAAATCGAGTCGATTGTGCGGCGGGTCTCCTGACTGCCCAGCTGATGGCTGCGGGCGAAGCCGGTGAACAGAGCCACAGCATAGTTGACGTCGCTGGTGAGCTTGTTGCCGGTGCTGATGAGCCGGAACAGCACATTGTCGTTCCCGACGTACTGGAAAATGCCCTCGGCCTTGTTGGAAAGGTCTTTGATGCGGGCTCTGCGGGCTAACGTCTGACTCATGTGTATTACCTCCCGTAAATCTTGCGGCCAGAAGAATCCAAGACGTCGATATGGTCATAAAGCGGCCAGCTTTCGTCCGCCCAATGCTGAGCCTGCACACTTGATAACACGGGGTCAAAACCGGCAAAAACCAGTTTATCGCATCTGCTAGGATCCCCTTTATGGTAAGCATGGCAGCAGAATAAAGCCTGCTGTTTTTGAGTTTCATCCCGATGGATGTGCCGCAGCCGTTCCGGCTGTCGCTTATTCCAGCGAATCTCTGCGGCTCGCATATATCTACCGTTCATATTCCTGTTTCCTTTTCGTATGCCGACCTTTCTTTTTGCAGTAACGGCGAAGCGGAGGGAGACAGTCGACCTCCGCACGATCAATGCGCTCCTGCTCAAAAATGTACTTGTGCGGATGCTTTTTTTCATGGCGTCGGTGTCCAACGGAAGACACAAAGCTGTTGGCGGTCTTGTATCCAAGCTTCGCAGCGCACATGGCGGACGTTCCCGCGGCCACTACCTCGCCGGTCTTGGCGCTGTACACGGTGTACCATGTGACATAGTGGATGTAATCAGCCATGCGCGACGTCCTCCGCATCGTGGAGGGCTGTGAGCAGCCCATCTGCTGCCGCGCTATAGACCTCTGATTTTTCCCGGCAGATGACCCGCAGCCAGATGTCTCCCGTGAGCGCGGACTCCGTTGCAAGCCGTGTGGCTGTTTTAAGGTGCTCTTCGGCCTGCTGCCGAATCAGCTCTTCCAGCTTCATGCGCCCTTCTCCTCATCCTGCGGATACTCCGGGTTCCGGGCATGGTTGCGGACGATTTTGCTGTAACCGCTGCGCTTATACCGTTTGTTGTCCTCATACATCCCATAAAACGACATCGCCAGCCCGGCAGTAGATGCAACAATAATCCAAGGCGCGGCATACGCAGCCTCGGCGATGTCCCAGCCGCCCCAGCAAACCAGTGCAACGGCCAGCCAGGAGCAGGCCCAACGCACCGCCTGCACCGCGCCGATAATAGCCAGCAGACCTACCGTGCCGGCGGCGGCGAACGATTTGAGTCTCATTCTCTTGGTTCCTCCTTTGTATAAACCTTTTCGAGTTTGTAAAAGTCCTTCACCCACGCCATAAAACCGGCGCGTGAGATGTCAGGGCAAGGTTCTTTTGTTCCTACGGACGGAATCGCCCAGCTGGTAAACAGCCCCGCCTGGATCTGTGCTCCCAAGACCTTTTCAGTCTTTGAGATGTTGTTGTCCCGAAGGATCTGGACGCATTCGCCTATCGTAAGGCTCGGCTTTTGCATGGCATGCTCCTTTCTTTCAAATTGGTTTTGCAGTGCTTTTTACTGCTCTGCTTCCGCGAACTCACCATTTTTGAGTGTGTACCAGACGTTTTCTTTGATGTGGGCGCCGTCTACTTTTGCCATCTTTGCCCACAGCATATTGCCGTCATCGTCGTACTCGGTCAGCACCAGATAGCAGCCCAGAATGCCACGTGCCTTACTGTGTGCGCCGTTTGCGACTGCGACATTGTCTTTTCCATCTGCTTTTGCTCTGCAATAAGCCCCAGTGGCTGCTGCCGTACTGTAATAGCCGCTCGAACTAGCCGTACTGGAATTGCCGCTCGAACCAGCCGTACTGGAATAGCCGCTCGAACTAGCCGTACTGGAATAGCCGCTCGAACCAGCCGTACTGGAATAGCCGCTCGAACCAGCCGTACTG